GCGTTCTTCTTCAACTACAATACGGCAGCAGATGCCCCAACAACCGGGCTGCCAACAACGCCAACCATTGTTAAAGAACTTGGCCGCGTATCAGACACAACTGGCACAAGCTATACATCTGGTGATTTGTCTACAACTGGATATGACTTGGTAGTCCACTTTGTTACTGATGTCCTAGACCCGTTTATCACAACCATCCCCGCCGGGTTGTTTGACTTTAACTTCTGGGCGTCCTCAACTGGAACTACGTCAAATCAGACAATCGTCCAGCTTAAGGTGTTTAAGTACGACGGAACAACCGCTACGCTGCTTGCCACCTCAGACGACATCTCAATCTACGATCCAACGGTAACAGCGCAATACATCGCGTCTGTGGTGATTCCGCAGACTACTGTTTCAACAAGTGACCGTCTGTACATCCAGTTCTTAGGGAAAGCGACGCAGAACAACAGGACGATTACGTTTAACTTTGGCGCAACGCAACCTGCGCACGTTCACACTACGGTCCCATCTGTTGGTGGCAGTGGCCTCGTAAAGGTCATTAACGGCGTGTTTCAGTCTCCAGCATCGAAGTTGCTCAACGAAGATGTTGCGACTAATGCTGCCATCTCGCTAAGTAAGCTGGCAATGTCTGAGGTGAGTGTTGCTGCTGGCACAGGACTTACTGGAGGGGGCAATCTTTCAGCAAGCAGAACGCTATCTATTGCTGCGCTTTCGCCCGACCCGACTGGAACTTACGGCAGCACTTCGCAGATTCCATCGTTGACGGTCAACAACCTCGGGCAGGTTACGGCTGTATCGCTGGTGTCTTTCCGTTCGCCAAATGTTCAAACATTTTCAACTGTTGGAACTGCCAATTATTCAAAGCCAGCAGGAGCACGGGTTGTGCGAGTTCAACTTTGGTCTGGAGGTGGAGGTGGAGGATCTGGAAGAAAGGGAGCAGCAGGAACTGTGCGCTGCGGAGGTGGGGGAGGCGGATCTGGACAGATTGCTGATTTTTGGCTTGATGCAAGCGCCATTGGAGCAACTGAAGTTGTAACTATAGGCGGCGGAGGAACTGGAGCAGCAAGCACTAGTGCTAATAGCACTAACGGAAGCAATGGAGGAGCTGGTGGTCAAACATCGTTTGGAACGCATGTAGTTATACCGGGAGGAGCAGCCGGAGCAGCCGGGACAGCCTCGCAAGGGTCTGGTGGCGGAGGGGGACATGGTGGCAATAACGGGGCATCCGCATCTGCAAGTGGGTCACTGGGCGTAAATGGCACTCCTAGTGGATCTGCGTCAACTTGTGCGGCAAGTGCAGCCGGAAGTGGGGCATCAGGAGCTGGGGTTACTACTGGAAACGTCAACTCTGCTGGAGGAAGTGGAGGGCGCGTAATTTTGCTTGGTTACGCTGGTGGAGCCGCTGGCAGTCCCGGCCCTACTGCAATAGCGTCAGCCGGAGGAAATGGAACTGATATGCCATCATTGCCATTGAGTGGCGGCCCTGTAGGTGGATCCGGCGGCGGAAGTGGAGCTTCTTCAGTTACTGGAGATTCAGGGTATGGCGGAAATGGAGGATTCCCCGGAGGAGGGGGAGGCGGAGGGGCAGCATCTGTTGATAGCGTTGGCAACAGTGGAGCAGGTGGAAATGGCGGGTCCGGCGCAGCAATTATTACAACCTACTTCTAATATGCCAAAGAAATCCACCTCCCTGTCCGTTGGTCGCGGCGAGAAGCTGCCCGTGTCTAAAGGTGCAGGGCTGACGGCAAAAGGACGCGCCAAGTACAACCGCGAGACGGGCAGCAACCTCAAGGCTCCTGCCCCCAACCCAAAGACAAAGGCTGATGCTGGCCGCAAGAAGTCATTCTGTGCTAGAATGGCTGGAGTTGTTGCCAAGGCCAAAGGCCCGGCTGAACGGGCCAAGGCAAGCATGAGACGCTGGAAGTGCTAACTTTATGAAGAAGGGACTCTACTCAAACATCCACGCCAAACGCGAGCGGATCGCTGCTGGCAGCAAGGAGAAGATGCGTAAACCCGGCAGCAAGGGTGCGCCAACTGCAAAGGCATTTAGACAATCAGCCAAGACAGCTAAAAAGAAGTAAGTATGGACGAGTTCATTACAAAGGTTTTGAACCACATATTTGAACAAGGCCTGACGGTATCTTTGCTGGCGCTGGCGCTGTATTATTTGCACAGTAAACTAAACAAACTAGAAGTGAAGATCTCCGAGTGCGAGCAAGACAGGCTCAAACTTTGGGAACGAATCGCTCAACTCAACGACTAATATGAAAGAGTATCTCAAGCAACCATCTACTTGGCTCGGGCTTCTTAAATGGGTTCTAGCTGGATTCGGCGTAAAGACTGGCCACGTCGATGCTGTTGGTGCCGCCGCGCTAACCATCCTTGGAACGATCGACGTTATCCGCAACGAGAAACGGTGATTGACGAGCGGTCAGCAAAACACATTAAGAGCCTGCTTCCTGAAGTTCAGGATGCATTTACGGAGTTTTTGCTGGAAGCTAAAGAGTTGGTGGCAAAGGAAGGCTTGGATTACAAAGCAATCTCTGGTCTTCGCTCTTGGGAAGATCAAGCGGTGCTATACGCCAAGGGGCGCACATCACCTGGGCCAATCGTCACCAACGCCAAGCCAGGTTCATCCATGCACAACTTCGGACTTGCCATCGACTGCGGAGTTTTCAAAGGTAACGTGTACATGGATGACGGGACACCCGCTGACAAAAGGACAGCGGATCTTATGCATAAACACGTCTCCACGCTGTGCGCAAAGCACAACCTTAGATGGGGCGGCAACTTCAAGAAACTTTATGATGCGCCTCATTTTGAGTACAATACTCCTTACGCTCTTGCTGACCTGTGTGTTCGCCGGGGGAAAGGACAATCTTTAATCGCCTAACTATATGCCTAAAACTGATGCTAAAACTTTATTGATGATTCTTGGAAGTCCTATGGGATCCAGAAAGAAGTCCTGCCCTGAGTGCGAGTCTCCTTTGGAAGAGAACGGCTGCTGCTCTGAATGCGGCTATGGTGAAGAAGAAGGTGAGTATGAAGATGACATGGGCGAAGAAGAAGGTGAAGACATGCACAACGAGCGCATGATCGAGCTGCGTGACGATCTTCAGCGCATTGTAGACAAGTTGAGTAAGCTCATTTCTTAATGCCGTCACAACCACAAGCTGAATCCGACAACAGCTATATTGGCTTTGCCAGTAGGCTTGACCCTGCAAACTTGCCGCAAGGGATTCTTCAGGCTGCTCAGAATGTAAGGCTACAGAGGGGGATTGCACAGCCAAGAAAGGGCTGTCAGCGACTTACAAGTACCGACCTTGATGATTTGACAATGGTGGGGTCCGCCGTTTGGATTGACTCTGCTGGTCGGGATAACATTGTGCTGATCTTTACAGGCAGCATGTATCTATATCGGCCTACTCAGGCTGGTTCAGCCGCTGTACTGCTTGGACCCTACAACTTTCCAACATCAAGAACCATAGCGGCTGGCGGTGTAGCAGATGCTGTGCAGGCTCTGAATAAGTTGTATATCTTCCGAGGACAGGCTGACTCTACTATCTTTACGGCAAGCGTCACTAACCCAGATATTGGCATTGGCGCTACCGGTACGATTACTGTTACGACGACTGCTCCGCACGGCTACTCTACCGGCAACGAGGTCACTATACGATCGAGCACATTTAGGACTCAATCGGCACTTGATGGCAATTATGTCATCACGGCAACCGGGGCAAGCACGTTTACATACCAGTTCACAAATACAACTGGAGTTTTATTTACGGCCAACACAGCCCTTACAGGGTTCACTACAGTGCGCGGCAAGCCTCCGCTAATCTGGGACTCAAACACACTGACGTTTAGTGTGGCATCTCAGAAGTACACAAATCCAAGCAGTGGCACTGCACTTACATTTTTGACTGTATCTGTTCCGCCGGCGGACTTTGGGATCTACTTTCAGAACAGATTAGTCATTAAGGGAGCAAACCAGCAGATCTTTGTTAGCGACATCTTGTCTGAGCAGTTTGACCTTCAGTTAAACGATTTTTTGATCAACCAAGGAGGAAACGATTCAATCGTTGGATTCCTGCCATGGATCGAGAACCAGTTCTTGGTGTTCATGCGCAACTCGATCAACCTAGCGTACATTGACCCTCGGTTTGACATTACAGTTCCAAGTAAAAGCCAAATCACAGTCATTACCAATCAGCTTGGGTGCTTGGCTCGCAGGACTATTGTGAATGCTGGGCAGTACGTCTTGTTCTTGTCAGCAAAGGGTGTCTATCTGTTGACGCCACAGCTTGACCTTAAGGTGATCGGGAACACGATGCCACTAAGTGAGCCTATTGCTGACTTCTTTGAAAATCTTGACTACAGCCTTGTTGCCAACTCAGTTGCTAATTATTACGACAACAGGTTTTACATTGCAGTTCCCGTTATCGAAGCAATTGATCCAAGTCCTATTCAGAGTCGGAACAATAGGATACTTATATACAATCTTCTTAATAAAAACTGGGAAAGCATTGATGTTTATCCACATGGATTAAATGCAGATAACTTAGTTGTTTCGCTGTATGAATATCAGCGTAGGTTGTTTATTCTGACCAACTTTAATGGGAGTATTCCTGAAGAGTTTGGAGGCATTTTTCTTGAGGGAGAGAGAGAAAACGGAGATATCTATCAAGGAGGCGAAGGAGCAATATTACCATTTAATTTGCCTGAAGACTTAAATTCTGGAGGAGTTATTAATCAAATAACATCTATTGTTCGCACTAGAGAGTTTACATTTAATTCACTGGCAGAAAAGCGATACAGCCGCGCAGAGTTTCAGTTTAGCAACGTATTGAATGACGTGTTGTCTTTAACGGCCACAACGCACGACCCAGACTCTTCGCAGCAGATTTTGCTCTACAACTTTGCTGGAAACTCAGATGGAACACTTCGCCCTAGAGTAGCAATGAGGGGGTCGTCAGTGGACTTTACTGTAAACTTTTTATACGGCAGACCATCCTTGAAAGGAATTACTGTTCATGCTATTAGTGCCAGCCGTCCGATGATTAGTCAGGAGTAATTATGGCTCAAATTCAAAAAGGAACAACTTATTCAGCAGGTAGCCCTACTGTAACAATTGATAACTTAAATGCGCATGTAGACAATGCGGCCTTGTTGCCGGGATCTATTACAGATCAAGCTGCAATTGCTACCTCGCAAGTTAATTCGCTTTCATCTGCCCAAATTGCCATCGTGACTGGTGGCGCATTAAGAAGTGCAACGCTTAGTCAGGCTGTAAACGGAACTCTATCTCCGGCCACAAATGGGCAGCTTCTAATCGGCAACACGACTACCAGTCAGTTTACAAAGGCAACGCTGACTGCTGGATCCAATCTGACTGTCACCAACGCTGCTGGAGCGATCACCCTCGCTGCTGCGCCGCTAGCATCGTTTGCTACGGCATCACTGTCTGGCACGGCTACTCAGACACTAACGACGTCCACTGCATTCTCGCAGTTCTACAAGTATACTCTAACTGCTCCTGCTGTGCAGACAATTAAGTTGCCGGGAACCTGCAAGAATGGTGCAACGTTTAACTTTAAAGTGGCATTTTCTGGCAGCGCCACGATCAACTTTCAACCAAGCGCAGTTGCCACAAACATAGTAACAGCTACAGCCACGAGCGGCACCCAAGAGTTTGTTTTTGTTGCTCTTCAAGATAACCCAACCCAAGTTGCACACTGGGGATCATTTAACTAATTAATCGTATGGCAGAACCTACTCTTGCTACATATTTAGGGCCATATAGCGCCCTTTTTAGTGGAACGCCGAAAGAAGGGCAAACTCAAGGCGGATACACATATGATGGAACTCGTTGGGTTCCAAGTGCAGAATATGTAAAAAAACAATCTGCAATGACGCTTGGCGAAAAACAGCGCAATTTTTTAAAACAAGTTAACGAAATAGCACTTCCAAAATTACAATCAGAAAAAGCAAGGGACGGAGAATATCTTTCTCAGTGGAATAACTTATATTTAGATTCTAAGAATAGATTACAAGAAATCATATCTGATTCTGGAAGTTATTCTGCTGAAGTCAGAGCTTTAGCTGGCGAAAAGCTCAAATTACTTGAGTCCTCTTATAAGACAGGCAGCACAACTGCTTACGCTGCCTTGGGCAAAAAGCCCGGAGACAAAGACACGCCCACCATCGGACAGCTAGCTGTATACGCCAAGTCTCTTCAGCCTCCCGACACAAAGGCTATTCTACAAGAGAACGTAGATGCCATGAAGGCCGTCTTAGGAGAGGCGGCAAACCTTGAACTGCAATACGCACCGCAGCTAGCTCAGGTCACAGGTCAGGCTCAACGCGAGCAGATGATCAAGAACATTCAGGCTGCAACAGACACGCCTGAAGTTAGTGCGCTTCGCAGTAAGCCCGAACTTACCGCAGCAGAACAACAGACGCTTGCTCAATACGACGCTCGGTTTGCCAACATTCCTACTGCCGAGCTGGCGGCACGCGCAGACACGCTCTTTAACCAAGCTATTCAGCGGGGCAAGTTGGGGCAGTACCAAGAGTTGATGCCGCAGTACAGCGAGCAGTATTTATCTCAAATGCCGGGCGCAGAGCAGACTCTACAGTCGCTTGGACAGCTTGGCTCGCAGATGGCACAAAAAGCCACACAGGCACCACAGCTTACTGCGTTTGAGCAACAGGTAGCAGGGCCAACCTATGGCCAAGAGCTTGGTAAGGTTGCAGGTCCACAGTTACAATCCGATCTTGGCACGATTGATCAAAACCTTGTAAACCAATACATGGGGGCAATGCCCGGAGTTAAGGAGGGAGCGCAGCGTCTTGGCCAGCAAATCAACTTGGACCTATCCCTTGGAAGATCTTTAACGCCAGAACAAGAACGTCTGGCCACCCAAGCTGCTCGCGAGGCTTACGCTGCCCGTGGAATGGCTCTTGGCCCGCAGGCAATCACCTCGGAAGTACTCAATCGGGAAGAGCTCGCAAACCAACGGTATCGTGAGCGTCAGGCTGCTGCCCAACAGGCAATGGGCACAATTTCCAATTTGTATCAGCCAGCTTTGGCACAGACATACGCCAGACAAGCAGGAGCCGAGCAATACGAATTAGGCGCACAAGGCCAACAGTTTGGTCAAGCTGCTACTAGAGAGCAACAACAAGCTGCTATTCAGGGCCAACAGTTTGGTCAAGCTCTTGCCAGAGGAGAAGCCGAGTCTGGTCGCTTGCAGGCTGCAAACACGCTACAGTCAAATGCGGCTAACATTGCCGCAAGCACTCTTGGCACACAACAACAGGCGCTGGCCCCAGCGATGGCCGCATATTTTAATGTGCCGCCAACACAGGGCGCTTATGGCACGTCTGCTAACCAAGCGCAGAATCAGTACGCTCAAGCCGGGCTAAACATTGCTAACCCGACTAATCCTGTGATTACCGGGCTGAACATGCTGCCTTATCAAAACACGATGAGTCAGTATAGCAACCAAGCAAACTTTGCTGCCTCATACCTACAAGGAAGAGCAAGCCAACCTTCAGGTGGCGGTGGTGGAGGCCTATGCTGCTTTATTATGCTAGAGGCTCGCTACGGGAATGGCGTGATGGATGAAGTTGTCCGCCGCTACAGAGACGAGCATGTGACGCCGCGCAATCGTCGTGGCTACTACAAGCTGGCAGAAGTGTTTGTGCCCTTGATGCGCAAGTCTAAATTGTTTAAGTTTACGGTGTCTAAACTGTTTGCAGATCCGCTAGTGTCATTTGCCAAGTGGTACTACGGCCAGAACAAACACGGCTGGGTGTTTAAGCCAGTTGAAGGATTTTGGATGAATGTCTTTGATTTGCTTGGCGAGGATGTGCCGTTCATCCGCGAAAACGGTGAAATTGTTTAACCTGTTATTTATATGCAAGGATTTTCACAAGTTAACGCTGGAGATTATTTCCCGCAAGAAATTGCCAGTCAAATTGCCAGTGCGTACTCAAGAATGGGAGCGGGGCAGGCTGGCATTGAAAATAGAGAAGATGCTATAGCCGAACAAAAGCGGCAGAAAAAAAAGGCGTTGCAAAATATGGCAATTTTAGTTGGAGCAACGGCACTTACAGGTGGAGCTGCTGCTTTAGCTGCTCCGGGGGCAATGGCGGGCGGGCTTGGCGCTGGGTTATCTACTTTTGGCAAAGGTGCGCTTGGGGCTTTTACAGGTGCAGGGTCGGTTGCTCCGAACGTTAAAGGGCTTGCTGGTGGATTGAGCACTACTGCTGGCGCTTTAGGAAGAGGAGTTACGGGTTCTTTGATTAACAGTGCAGTTATGGGAGCAATGGGTGGAGGAGCTGGAGGCGGAGGCGGAGGCGGTGGTAGTGCTATGCCACAACAAGCAATCGCTGGTGCAATTGGGTCTTACTTTCAGGACGTACAGTCGGCAAATAAAAGCAATCGCATTTTAGAAGGCACGCTTAAAGATCCTACTGTTCGTGAGGCATTGTATCCTGGAGTAAAACAAGAGCAGGTTGATGCTTTGATGAAGTACAAGGACACGCTTGGCACAATTGAAGGCGCACAATACCTACAGCAAACACTACCAATGCTATCACGAGCTGGCGCTGGAAATGTAGACTTTGGCAGGCAGCTACAGTTGCAGCGGCTAAGAAACGCTCCTGCAATGGAACGTATGGGTGGCGGAGGGGGTGGAGGTGTAGATTATGGGGCTGCGCATCAATCATTTTTTAGACAATAACTTTTTTTAACATGCCATTCTCCGACTACATTTCAGAAGATATTCCTAGAATACCTGCTCGGCCATTGGCTACAGTGGTTGATAATTATTTTGCAAGGGCACAGCAACCTGTTTTGCCGCCTTCAGAAGATCTTTCCGACCCAAACATGGGTTATCCACTAACTCCTCAACAGGAGGCTTTGTACGCATACGCCTCTCCCAAGCGGGTAGTGCAACTAACTCCAGAAGAGCTTGCTCAATATAATATACCAAATGCTCCCGTCGCCGCGCCACAGCAAGCACAGCAGTTAACTCCACAGGAGATGGCTAAGTACAATTTAGCAAATGCTCCGATGGATACCAGTTATAGCGGATCTGGTGGAGACTTTGGACCGGAACAGGCAGTTATGCCGCCTACTGCCCAGCCAACTACCCAGGCGCAGACAACTGCGCCACAGGAGATGGCACAGCCAGAGCAGGCTCCAATGTATCCAGAGCGGCAACATGAAAGCCGCAGGCAAGCCGTTAGAGAAAAAATTGCAAAAGCGCAACAGAATGCATTTCGAATGGCGCAGCAAAATCCAAGAGATAGAGATCTTATCTTTAGGACTTTAAAAGATACCATTGATACATACGTTAATCCAGAAGACCTTAAGTCATTCGATGACAGTGCATCTGCAAAGGTAATCATTCCTCAAATTGACAACCTTGCAAAAATAAGGGACATGTCAAAGATTGTTTACAAAGAGGTTACTGCTGCTGAAAAAGAAAAAGATCCCAATAAAAAGAGAGAGCGGCTACAGTTGATGATTCCAAAGCTTACGCAGTCTTCAGGAACTGGCGGAACAGATGCAATGCAGATTGGTGAGTTTTTCCTTGGAGCCCCAGAACTTGGAGATTACCAGTTGTGGGCTCAAACACTGCCAGGAGGAGCGGCAAATGTAAATAATTTGATGACGTATCTTGCAGACCCTAAAAAGTCAGGATTCATTGCTCGTCCAGATGATTACATTGAAAAAATTAAAGGGAATTACAATAGCATTGCAAGCGTTAGAAACGAAAGAATTTCTGAGCTTGAAGCTTCCTCTTCCCCAGAATGGTTTGGACGAGTGTCCGGGCTTAAACCGCTTCCTTTGTTTAAGTCTGGCCTTGAGGCTGAGCTTGAAGGAAAAAGAGTAACTCCACAAACTCCATCGGCCCCTACTTCAGAAAAGCCTAAGCGCATTCGTTTTGAAATGAAGGGTGGCGCTTATATGCCTATACAAGACTAATTATGCCACAAGAAGCTGTACTGCCTGATGGCACCATACTGGAGTTTCCAGACCAAGCAACTACTGAGCAAATCACTCAAACTGTAAATCAATACGCTCAAAGCTCGCGCCAGCCCACGGCAGCGCAGGAGCCTACTAGCGAAACAGCAGACGTTGCTCGTGGACTAGCTCGTGGAATGGGGCCAGTTGCCCTAGGTGCCACTGCTGGCTTACTAAGCCCTATTCCTGGTGGGGCTGCAATGGGAGCAACCGCCGTTGCCGCAGGCCAGCTTATAGGTGATCCATTGGTGCTTGGGATGAACCACTTCCTGAGCACTGATTTAAAAACACCTACTGAGCTTTTTGGTGAGCTGTTCACTCGGATGGGCCTTGACCCAACTAGCACAGAAGCTGGGCGTATTGCAGAATCCGTCGGGAGTTCTGTGGCATCCACTGCTGCTGGCATTGGAATTGGGAATGTGCTTAAAGGCGCTGCATCTGCAACCGCACGCAAGATTGGAGCTGTGCTAGCAGAAAAGCCGTTGCAACAGCTTTCCGCCGCTGCTGCCGGTGGAGCCACAGCGGAAGGGGCAAGGTATCTTGCTGAAGAAATGGGAGCAGGCACAAAGGGTCAGATTGCAGCATCCTTGGTTGGAGGACTGACTGGCGGGTTAGCTGCTGGAAAACTTGCTGGGGCAAGAACCCCAACAACAGGTCCATCGGTTGCAGGCATGACTGCCGCAGAAACTGCGCAAGCCATATCAGAGGCTGAGTCTGCCGGAAGACTTGTTCGTACATCCGATGTTCTTCAGCCTGGCGGTCCGTTAAGTCGCAGAATGCAAGACGTGCGAGAAGCTGTTGGAGGAAGAGCCGCACTTGTTCAGCAATCAGAAGAAAGAACTCAAGCTGTTAAAGATTTACTTGGTCAGTTTAGTGCAACCGTTGGAGGTGACGCAATTCGCGATGTTACTGCCAACCTTAACGCCACAAGAGCAGCAGAACTTTCTGCCAACACAAGTATTGTTAAAGGAATTTTGCAGGATCTTGATAGCACTGGAGTTACAGTTTCAACTGCAAACGCAGTCAAAGCAATTGATGACGAAATTAAGTTCCTTAATGGTGTAAATCCAAATAGACTTGCTTCAGTTATTACGGAGCTTGAATCGTTTAAAAGTGGGATTCAAGGGAAAACAGCATCTCAGGTAGCTGCCAATTTAAAACTTGCTGGAGACTTATTAGATGATCCAAATTTAGCGTCAATTAAAGGATTGGCGGGCAAATCAATGGATCGTGTATATGGAGCAATCAAGCAAGAGCTAGGAGATTTCATTGAAGCTAGCGGGCGTGATAGAAATGCGTGGGAATCTGCAAATACTAATTTGCATGAAATGGCAAAAGAGCTAGACGACGCCGCACTTAGAGCAGCCTTAAATAAAGGAACTGTAAATAAAGAAATTGCTAGTAAATTACTGTTTAGTAAATCTAAAAGCGAAGTTGAGTTGCTGTATAAAAATCTTGATGCTAAGGGCCAAGCCTCTGCTCGCGCTGCTATTCTTGAAGACGTTGCGACTAGGTCTTTAGATAACAAAACAAAGCAACTTTCTCCTGTGCAATTTCTTGGAAATCTTGGAAGCGCAGAAAAACAAACTGGCATATTTTTTAGTGGCGCAGACAAAAACGCGATTGATGGGCTTACTCGATATTTAAATCTTACAAAAAGAGCTGGAGAGTTTAATTACGATCCTTCTACTGGACAAAAGCTGTTATTGCCAACAATAGCTGGCATGATTGGGCATTCGCTCGGATTTGCTGGTACGGCCCTTGTAGCAGGCGCTACATACGGACTAGGACGTTTGTACGAAACCCCAGGCGTTCGCAATTTGCTGCTAAAAATGCCAAAAGTTGCTGCTGGCTCACCTGAAGAATTTGCGCTATCCAAGCGCATTACTCAGGCTATGCAGTCTACGATGCAACAACAGGCAATTAGTGACATCGAGCGCAAGAAGATGCCTGTTGCCTTCATGGACAAGACTAGCAGTCGCGAGGCTCTTGGAGATGGATATGTGTTGTCCGATGGTGTAAATGGAATGAAGATTGTCAGCAAAAGCGACACGTCTCATAAGCTTTTTGATTCCAATGGACGACTTGTTGGCATTTTTAGAAGTGAACAAGAAGCCAAGGATAAGGCAACTAAAGATATTGTTGGCGCAATTAAACGAGAACTGAAACAATCAAAATAATTATATGCCACTCAAGCACTCCGCATCCGACAAAGCTTTCACTGAAAACCTCCGGCGCGAGATCGGCGCTGGCAAACCACAGAAGCAGGCTGTGGCAATCGCTTATCGCGTACAGAAGGATGCTGCTCGTCAGCAGGCCGCTGCTAAGCGCAAGAAATAGCCTATGGCGAACATAACACGGAAGTGGAAACGCTTCCTTGCAGTATCATGCAGCCACGGCTTCATGGCCGACCAGGCTGTACTCAAGGAAGTCCTTCGCTTTCGTGATCGGTGGAAGCCGGACACGGTGCTGCATCTGGGCGATGCCATCGACATGACGTGCCTGCGCAGTGGCGCTATCACTAACGATAGTCACGACGCTACCGTCAATCCTGAGGCGGACCTTAACGACGGTCTAGCGTTTATCTCCGCTTTACGTCCACAGCACTACCTGCTCGGCAATCACGAGGCCCGGCTGGTCACGCTGATGAGCCATCCCAAAGCAATCATCTCTGCACTTGCGACTCGTGTGTACCACCAGATCCACGACAGAGCCAAGTCGATTAAGTGCAAGGTGTACGACTACAAGCTCAAAATCGGCTTTGTTGGGTTAGGCGATGCTCTTTTCCAGCACGGCTATCTTCACAGCGAGAATGCGCTGCGGGATTCCGCCGAGCGTATGTGTCACGGACGGTACACCAAGCTTGTCATGGGCCACATTCACCGTGTACAAATCGCTGAAGGTCGGCGCATTAAAGGGGTGACTGGCTACTCTGTTGGGTGGCTAGGAGATCCCGAAATGGCTGGCTATGCGGAGAATAGAATCGCAACCACCGCATGGAGTCGAGGTTGGGCGTGGGGTGAATATACTGACAATGAGACAATTGTATGGCTGACAAAAGAAACAAAAGACGGAAGCTTCCGGCTCCCCGTGTAAAGGGAGACTGGCTCGCGCAGCTTGCCGAAACTCTGCACGCAAAGTGTGCTCCTCCGGGGTGGTACACGCTCACTCAAATTGCTCAACGCCTAAACATGGGCAGAACTGCGGCGCGTAATGTCCTTAATCGAAACAAGGCTGCCGCACAGACATTTTTGCACAAAACGTGTGACGGCAGGATTATCCCCACGGTACATTACAAGCTATGAGCCCGCAAGAATCTGAACGCCAAGCCATCATCCAACGTGCAAAAGACATTTTGTCTGAGTACTTTGAGTGCGGCGAGATCCTGGTGCAGGCGCAGAACGAACTTGATAACGACAACACGGATCGCTACGAGGCCGGTTGGGGCAACCGTTTTGCTCGTGATCGCCACATCCATCTCATGCACCAAGAACGTGTGCTAGAGCATTCTTGGTCAGAAGAGTGTGATGATGAGGATGATGACGATGATGATGAAATTCGTGCAAAAAAGTAGTTGCGCGTAGAAAAGCAACGTGTACGTTGCTGGCATTCGGTGGATGGTCCATCGATGAAACTTAACAAAAATGAAAGTAGCAACAATTGCAGACTTAGCGAACCTTGCCGACGGCAGCGTCATCGGTGAGATCAGAGTCACAATCAAGACGGTTTACCCACCCCGTACTGGTCAGGGTAAGTTTGGTGAATGGCGCGTACAGAACGCGGTAGTCCAAGATGCCACTGGCGAGTGCAAGGCCTCATTCTGGCTGCCAGACGAGATGGGAGATCTCAAAGGCCAGATGGTGACCATCAAGTCACAAGCTGGCAAGAAGGGCCTTGAGGGCCTGTCAGTAAAGACATCCACTCATTCCGGCGAGAACGAGTTGAAGGTCACCGACAAGGCTGCCATCATTGATGACGCAAGCGGCGCGTCACCAGTGGCAGGCCCACGCAAGCCTGTGCAGGCTTCGTCACCTGTGTCGCTGACTGTGGCTGATGCCAAGCGTGCGCTCTTTCAGGCTGCACAGCTTATGGCTGAAGCTATCAAAGCAGCCGAATGGGTTGGCAAAGAGGTTAAGGCGCTTTCGCCTGAGCATCTCCAGGCTATCGCGACCAGCTTGTTTATCTCCGCAGATCGTGCGGGCTTTGCGAAGGCATTCCCCTCAGCGCAGGTGAAGGCAGCGAAGGAAGAAGCACCTGAACTAGAGGAGGACGATCTCAAATGGTAAAAGCCAAAGATATTGCCCAGCTCGCAAACGTCTCACTTCAGACTGTCCTGAAGTGGGCGCGTGAAGGTAAGATTCCTCATCACCGTATCAGCCCGCGCTGCTTGCGCTTTTCGCTTGAGGAAGTTAACCATTGGCTCCAAGTCAAACGAGATGCCAATAAACAGCAGGGCTAAAGGCTGCCGTGGAGAACGCCTCTGGCGCGACGAGTTGCGTGCGGCGGGCTTCACGGCCCGTCGTGGGCAACAGTTTGCCGGAGGTGGCGACAGCCCGGATGTGGTGTGTGAGGAGCTGCGCGGACTACACCAAGAGGTGAAGTTTGTCGAGAACCTCAACCTCATCAAGGCCACTGAGCAGGCAGAACGTGATGGCGCCGGAAAGCCGTGGATCGTTGCTCATAAAAAAAACAGGACGCCTTGGCTTGTCACGATGAATGCTGAGTTGTTCTTCCGGCTGCTCAGGGATGGGATGGACGGGCTTAAGTAATTCTGCACCATGCAGGGGTGCGCCTGCACAACGCACACATTTACCAAATGACAAACGAAGAATTAAAAACAATAGAATTTGAGGCAAAGGATGGCGTGTACTGCATTGAGGATGATCGTGTGCAGGCTTTGATTGAGGGATACTCAAGCAAGTTGGATCTGAAATATGAACTTCTTAAGGCATCGGCTTGGTTGCGTAAGAATCGCAGCAGACAACGGGAGAAAAAATTAGTGTTTCGTTTTCTAATCTGTTGGTTGATGAGATCATTGAAATATCAAAAACATGAACATAAGCATTAACATTAGCTACAAATCCGGCACCAAAGTCGAGCTGGTCGTCCCTCTCGAGGAGCCATGCCAGATCGTTAGCGAGCCAGAATCACCTGTGACGCCTGAGCCGGTACAGCCTGCACAGGACTTGGCTGACGCCATGTGCATCGTCACGAACAAAGAGCTCGAGTCGTCAGGTAAGCGGTACACGTCCGTGAAGGAAATGGTGGACGAGCTTTGCCAAGACCCCGAGTCAGGTAAGACGATGAGCATGTACAACATGACATTCCAGACTCAAGACGGAAAAGACTGGCAGGTGCCGCCGCGCTTGATGAAGGATCTCGTCATCATCTATGGCGAGAAAACCGTCGAAGTAGAGTTGCTCAAAGCCCACGCCTGGATCGAAGCCGATCCTTTGCGACGCAAGACCCAGCGCGGCATGGGACGCTACCTCAACGGTTGGCTATCCCGTGCATCGTCAATGGTGCGTACGCCAATCAAGACGCTTCTTAAGCGCGACACTTTAATGGCATCAAATGGAAGCACCCAAGAAAGCTGGTAGGCGTAAGCCTGTAGAGTTGCCACCCGACACGGTGGTGCCAACCGCGAGCGAGGCTGAACGTGGCATAGCGTCGATTGCGCTGAACCATCCAGAGGTGTTCTTGCATCACATCTCGGAGAAAAACTTCAAGGTGTCAGACATCTTCGATCCGCTCAGTCACCGAGTATGCGAGATCATCTTGCAGCAGCAGAGCCGCAACGCCAGCTCGGAGATCCGTGTCGTATTTGAGAAAGTACGCGAGACGCTGCCTCAGGTGCAATTCCACGAACTGAGCGAGCTCTACACGCTCATGCCGATTGCGTCAGCAATTGGTGACCTCATCGAGATAGTCAAGTCCACGGCCAAGCGTCGCACCTTGCAGCATGTTGCTTACGAGACGCTCATGGCTATCGGCGACCAGACGCAGCAGACGCCGGAGCTGTTAAGTGATGTCGTGATGAAGGTTGAGAGCCTGTCCCGTGAACTGGCCCCACCGAAAGTCATGGATACGAAGGCGCTCTTGCTTAATGCGCTGACACGCTACGAGACTGGCGATGACGAATCTATGCGGATCAAAACCGGCTACTCCGCTATCGACAACATCTGCCCGATACGCTACGGAGACTTTGTCGTCATCGGTGGCGAAACTAAGTCCGGCAAAACCATGCTGGCACTCAACATCATTGCAAACTTAATAAATGAATAAGCTTATCAACCTTACCCCTCACGACATAGTCATCACTGGCTATGGTATCGTCGAGCCTAGCGGAAACTCAGTCAAAGTACACTCACACTTGTCTAAGGTGGACGACATAGACGGTGTCCCCATAATGTGCTGCAAGGACGCTCGTGTGAGCAACCTGCCGGATCCAATTAAAGGTGTACTTTACATTGTGCCGGGCTATGTGCGAACTGCACTTCCGCACAGGAAAGATTTGGCGAGTCCAACAAAACTCATTCGCGACGGAGCTGGCAGGATCGTTGGCTGTGGTGCGCTTGAAATCAACCCATAACAAAATGAAAAACGAAATACACTACGATTGGGAAATGACAAAGTACCGTGCAATGCACGGCCTGAGTAAACACAGCCTGGACGCATTCGCCGTGTGTCCGTCGTACTACAAGTGGAAGGAAAGCCAAGAGTGGAAGCCCTCCCGCGAGATGGAGCTTGGCACACTTGTCCACAGCCTCGCTCTTGAGGGCCGCTGTGAATACGCTATCGCTCCAGCGTGTGATCGGCGCACCAAGGAGGGCAAGCTGACATGGGAGAACTTTTGCCAAGAGAACCTTGGTAAAGTCATCCTCAACGAAGACGAAGGGGCGCGTGTAGAGGGTGCCTGTGCGGCTGTAGAGCCGTTGCTTGAGATGGTCACAGCTAACAAGATTATCGAAGCGTCCATGTTCTGGGAGCGCGACGGTATTCAGTGTAAAGGCAGGCCGGACATGATTACTGAAATTAAGGGTCGTCCGGCGATTGTCGATTTAAAGACGACCAGTGACTGGTCTAAATTCGACCACAAGTTCTTTGGTTTCGGCTACGATAAGCAAGCTGCTTGGTACACCTACGGTCTGGAGCGGATCACCGGCCAAGAGGACATTGACTTTTACTTCTTGGTCGTCGACATGCAAGCACCTTACTTGAGCCAGTGGGTGAAGGCGTCAACCGAGTTGATTGATTTGGCCAATGACCAGTTGGACGTGACTTTATCGCAGTACAAACTGTGCCTCGATCAAGACGTGTGGCCCGGTCCACCAACGATGCGCGTGATGCTGCCAAGAAGATGGGAGGAAGCATGAGCGACGACGAGATTAACGTAGCCATGGCTGACGCTATGGGCTGGCGCAAGGAAGACGGCGTCTATGTGTGGACGGCCAACGGCATTGACTGCACTTGCGACGAATTGTGGGATTGGGCAAATGATCTTAACGCCATGCATCTGGCGGAGAAAACGCTGAACATGCAGCAGTGGAGGATCTACTTAATGCACTTAGCCAGTTTCATGCAAGACATCTGCCATGCTACTGCGCGAGAAAAGGCAAAGGCGTTTCTGCGGACATTAGGCAAGTGGAAGGAGGCACAACCATGAGCGACTGGGTACTCATCCGCCGTACTAACGTGCTGCAAAACGTGGAGCTGCCGCGCCCCAAGAAGACGCAGGACATCATCGCCATCGGCGAGAAGGCTGCACTCGGCTCGAAGATGGAGGCGCTTATGCTTCTGCCGGAGAATCAATCGACGGATCTTATCGAGGTGAAGTATCTGCTTGAGCCGTACACGGGGCAGCATAGTCACACGTCTGCAAGGCCAGGTAATGGAACACGATAATGTGGATATTGTTGTCACTGAAATCTCTGCAACTGAAGCGGAGCCTTGGCTTTTAAATCGTCATTACGCAAGAAGGCTTTGTCCAATATCTTACGCTTTTGGAGCTTGGCAAGACAGTAAACTTCAGGGTGTTATCACTTACGGAACTCCAGCAAGCTCATCATTAAGGTCTGGAGTTTGCGGGGAAGTATGGGAAAGCCATGTGGTTGAGCTAAACAGGCTCTGTTGCAACAGCATGAAAAACCTTGCAAGCATTTTAGTTGGAAGATCTTTATCTATGCTGCCAAAGCCACTGATTGTTGTTAGTTATGCTGATCTAGAACAGGGACATGTTGGCTACGTTTATCAAGCCACAAACTTTTTATACACTGGCCTTTCGGCAAAAAGAACAGATTGGGCAATTAAAGGCCTAGAACATCTTCACGGAGCAACAATTGCAGATGAAAGTCGCGGCAAAGAAAATAGGGCAGCTTGGATGCGAGAAAAGTACGGAGATGCTTTTTACTTAAAGGAAAGATCCAGAAAGCACAGATATATTTACTTCTGCGGCAACAATAAACAAAAGAAACAAATGCGGAGTGCGTTGAAGTACACCGTTGAGCCATATCCAAAGGGAGACACCAAACGGTATGATGCATCGGCAAAAATCGACACGCAGATGCGCTTATTATGAACAAAGGAATCCTCGTCATCTCTTTGGAGATGCCAGCTAACCAAATCATCGACCGGCTTGTCGCCCGGCTGGGCAGCGTCAGCCTGCGCACCCTCGCTGAAGGTGCGAAGCACGAGCGCGACATACGAGGCGTCCACGGTGCCATCCAGAAGCTTAATAACAGCCGTCTAGTGGTGCGCGACGATCTCTATGACATCGCCAACATCTGCGCTACTGCACGGGCTATGGCGAAGTCGCCGGATGGCTTGGGCGTGCTGTTCGTGGATTACATCCAGCTTGTCAGGTGCGACCTAGGCAAGGACAGCAGCCGTGAGCGTGAAGTGGCCGAGGTCAGCCGGAGTCTGCGCTTACTTGGCATCGAATTAGGTTGCTTAGTCATCTCAATTACGCAACTAAATGAACAGGGTAAAGCTCGTGAAAGCCGCGCAATCGGACAAGACGCCACAGCCGTGATGGTTGTGAAGCTGTCCGACGACGCAGAGTTTCGCGAGATTGGCATACCCATCCAACGAAATGGCCCGTGTGGCGTCAGTGCAAATCTGCGTTTCCATGGCAAAACAGCAACATTCCACAATGAATAAAGTAAAACACTACCAGTCATATATGAAACTTGAACCCGACAACTCAAACAAAGCACTGCCCTACCTCTGGGCATTTGCGACACTTGCGATTCTAGATGGACTAGCCATTGCCTACTTCGCTCAAGAACTGTGGGAAGCAGTCGTGCTGCTTGCGTTGTTTATCTCAAGCGCCGTGTTTGCGGTGTCAGCCATGTACGAATACAACGGAGGTCGCCGATGATCAGCACAGGATTCCCCGGGGACAGCGACCCCAAAGACGAGCATCCAGTCTGCTGGTACTGCCGGGAAGATTTGACTCAAGACTTTTGGGGAGACTGGTTCTGCCCTGAGTGTGATGCTAAAGAAAGTCAAAAGAAGAATGAAGAACCCACCTAAAATACAAGTTGCTATTGCTATACTAAGCATTCTAGCATTGGCGCTGGGCTACATCTTCGACCGAGAATGAGTGCTCAATTAATCGAATCGCTCATGGAGCGCATCCATGTACTAACACAAGAAAACAAACGACTAACAAATGAGAATCAGGAATACAAAAAGACAATCGAACGGCTGGGTAGGCAGGTTGAGACTGGTCGATCCACGGGAATGGCAGAGCCGGATTATGGAACTGCCGGTGAAGCTGCAAGTGTTTGTGGCGCAGATCGTGTGGTGGGATTACTTTGCAGACAAGACGGTGCCGAACCGTTGGCCGGAAATGGACATGTGGCTCCGAGCACATCCTAGCACTTTTCGCAAGGAAATGTGGCCCTCGAACGAGGAGATGATCGATGCATTAATCAGCATCGGGTACGAGAACAAGACTGCACACCGTCGAATGGGAGTCAAATTCGCAGCATGAGCGTACAACTACAACAATACATGGACGCACACAACCGTCAGGCCGAGATGATCGGCAACCTTAAGGCCGAGCTTATCATGCACAGGCATCTTGCCGTACAGGCGGCATCAGCGATCGAGCAGCTCAAGCATAGGCTGCTGAGTCACTACGACGCTAACTCAGCATCTGCGCAAGACCGGGCTGCACTGCTTGACGCTGACCTTGTGTTGGCTGAGGCGTATAAGCTGACGCAGAAGGAGGTGCAGAAGTGAGCGACGAACAAATCAACGCAGCGATTGCGGAGGCGTGCGGATTAAAGAAGCCATGCAGAAAAGTTAAACTTAACGATAAAGGCTTTTTTGTTACCCAACATGCCAAATTGCCAGACTACTGCACCGACCTAAACGCGATGCATGAGGCGGAGAATACGCTCAGTCAAACAAACATGTTTGTTATGGCGCATTACATTGAGCAGCTTGTAAATAAAAATGGACTGTTTTACTTTCGCGCCACAGCCCGCCAACGCGCAGAGGCGTTTCTGCGGACACTAGGCAAATGGGAGGAGGTGCAGAAGTGAGCGACAACATCGAGAAACTCAAGGAGCATTCACAGATGCTGGGGCGCATTGCCTCATATGTTGAAGACTTTGCCGAGAGCGACGAGGACACGACAGCCATTTGCGTGCTGCGTCTGTTGGCTAAGTATCACCAGCTTGAAGCTGATTGCATGTGGGACGCGATTAAACATGAGGAGACTCGGAAATGAGGCCGTTTGAGAACAGACGCAAGTTGTGGGTGTACCGAATGGAGCAACTCAGCGGGTGTGCGCCCCTCGACTTCAAGATGGCCCGGTACATCGAGAAGCTCAACATCCGCAGCATGGAGCAGCTTCGCTACGCACTTGAGCACAACCAACAGGTCATCTGGGTAGGCATGAAAGCCATGAACAGGCTGCGGGCGCTGGTTGGCATGCCGTTAATCGAGCGTAAGCATTCGTGGAAAGATGAGGCTAAGCGGTTGTATGCGCTTTTAGACGAGGCCGGACTAGAGTACGTTAAACAAAAATGACACCAGAACAAGCCATAGCCACAGAGATGCTCCTGCTTCAGGCTGAAGAGGAGATTTCAAAATTGAAAAATGAAATTCAAATTTTGAAAAAGGAACGTGAAGAGGAAGCTGACATCCAGCTTCGCATCGCGCTCAAGGCGGATCACTACTACATGCAGCTCCAGGCCATCCGTGAGGCTGCCTTTGGCGACATCACCGGGATCACGGCTGAGGACTTGTCATTCATGGAGGAGCGAGAGTGAGTATAATGCTTTCACTTAACGGTCAGCCACCGCCGACCACTAAATGGAATGTGCTTAATTTGGGTGCAGGCGTGCAGTCCAGCACGCTTGCGCTCATGGCAGCAGTTGGAGAGATCGCGCCAATGCCGGACTTTGCCATCTTTGCTGACACTCAAGCGGAGCCAAAATCTGTATACACATGGCTTGATTGGCTTGAGAAACAGCTTCCATTTCCGGTGCATCGAGTGACTCGTGGGAACATGACCACTGACATGATGGCGTTTCGGACTGCCAAAGATGGCAGGGTATGGACTAAAAGCACAATTCCAGCATTTATGCAGGCACCGGATGGCAGCATTGGCTTACTCGGCAGATCCTGCACAGCAGATTACAAAATTGCACCAATTCTTAAGAATTTGAGGCGGCTTTGTGGCATCAAAAGAGGTGAAAAACAGGTGCAAATCACTCAATTCATTGGCATCAGTTACGATGAGATTCAACGCATGAAACCAAGTCGCGACAAGTGGACGCAACATCGGTGGCCGTTGGTTGAGCTTGAGATGCGCCGTCACGATTGTATCGCTTGGTTAAAGCAGCGCGGGTTTCCTGAGCCACCAAGAAGTGCATGTTCGTATTGCCCGTTCCACTCAAATAAAGAGTGGCGACGACTTAAGGAACACGAGCCAGAAGCTTTTACTGAGGCCGTGCGAGTCGAGAAAGAATTGCAGCGCACAAAAGCAGAAACAGACAAGATGAGAAGCGTCCCTTGGCTGCACAGGTCGTGCGTCCCGCTTGAGGATGTCGACTTGTCCACTGAAGAAGACGCTGGGCAGCTTGATATGTTTGGAAACGAATGTGAGGGGCTTTGTGGGGTATGAGCGAGACACCAAAGCGCAAGAAGCGCAACGCCGTGTACCGCTCCCCCGAGAGCAGGGCACGGCAGCTTGCCGGGTTGAGTGGCGTGAAGATCGAGAAGCATGTGCCTGGGGTTGTAATGGAGAAAGTGAACGGACAAGGGGCGCTTGCGGGCATTCCACCGGAGATACAGAAGAAGGTGCTCGATCTGTTCATCACCGGGCAACACTCGAGAGCCATTGCCATGCAGCTCGGTATCTCCGAGCGAAGTGTAGATGAGATCAAGGTAAGTGCGCTGGATATGGATTCGCAATTCCGTAATGCGTACTTCAATACAAACTTGAAGGCCAAGCTACAATCGGTGATCGATGGCGCTGCGCAGCGGGTCATGGAGCTTATGCCGGAGATGTCCGCCAAGGACGCAGTGCTGGCTCTGGGGATCACCTTGGACAAGTATGCTAACCTAGAGAAGAACAAGGTGCCGGATCAGCTGCACCAACATGTGCATTTGCACACGAATAACGACATCTCTGCCGCTTTCATGGCGGCCCTTAAGCCGCCGAAAGCCCAAGACGAACATGTTGGAACGATTGAAAACGAGTGATGCGATGGCCGGTCTACCTTGTAAATCAGAAGTCAGCCTTCCAAATTTCAAGCTAGATTCGAAATTGCTTTTGGAGATTCCAAATTCAAATTTGGTTTTACCGAACGGGATTGACTTGGCAAATGAGCTTTTGGACCTGCGCGATCTTACCGAGCGGTATTGGCGCATCATCCAAGCGCAGCATGTTCGCATCGCGCTGCTAGAGAACGACTTATGTGCGACGATTGCGAAGCCCTAGAGGAAGAGGCCGAGTTTTATGCGAGTGAGGCCGCGAAATGGCGGAGCATGTATGAGGTATCACATAGGCGGGAAAGGATGTTGGCGCGCCAGCTCGCGACATTGCTGGCGAGCCTGCGCAGGGTTGCGCGAGAGGTGCGAGGAGTGGGGCGGAATTAGGGCAAAAGAAAGCCCCTAGGCGCGTAACCTAGGGGCGCTTGGTTATTCGTAGATGTCACAATCGGCTGGCATGTCAGCTGGCACGATGCGCCAATCGTCGGGCGAGCCGTCGCAGCCATCTAGGATATCTGCAAGCTCTGATTCGGCTTCGGATTTGATTGCGAATGTGCAGGCAACATAGATGTCCGAATCGTTGTCACATTCCTTAAGGTCAGCCCAGCCATAGCAGGCGGCAGTTTGGATTTTGTAGTTCATCGATTATTCCTCAATAAGTGACCAGAGAAGGCCCTCAATTCCTCCGTGGGCTCTTAGCCATTCCAAAGCAAGCTCACGAGCAAACTCGTTTGAATCAGCTTCAATAATGCGAGTGCCATTGCATTGCGCGTAGCAGTATCGGTCAGCGTATGTAAGTTTGTAGCGTTTCATGAGCTTAGTGCAGGCGATAGGTGACAGTCTGAATGTCTTTGTTCCAGCATGCCCGGCACTCGCCGCATTTGTTTCCTTGCGTAGGCGCCGGACATGTACCCGCCGTTGATGAGACTTCGCTTGTGGTGACGCCCAACCCTTCTGCTAGGCTGTTGGGACCAGCCTTGTCGACCATATAAGCGGAGAGACGCACGGTAAGGTTTGGAGGGAATGAGCCGAACAATTCAACGTACTCGGAGACGATGCCGTACTCCTTTGTGGGGAGCCAAAACTGTATCTCTGGCAAAGCGATAGCGATGCGGACGATTGCTTTCAGCGTCTTAATGCTCTGAAGGTCCCCACTATCGAACCAACGGAAGAAACCGCTTTTCTCCGTGTCGCGAATCTTGGCAATCATCGCTGGCACCCATTCGGGCGAATCCATCATTGCAAGGCGTTGCTGAAGCGCACGTTGGACGTTTGGCATGCGATAAAAGCCCGACAAAGCGTAACAGCCATGACAAACGGATCCAACGACTTGTGCGAGCTTGGAGCCTGTCTTACATGCGAGAGCAGGGATTGACCATCCTTGGCATGGCATTTTCGATGGTTGTGATAGTGTAATGTTCATATGGTTTTTTGTAGTATGTTAGGTTTGAGGTTGTTACTTGCGATTGCTTTTGCGCCAGTCACAATAGATTGACGCCCAAAGGGAAGCTGCGATGAGCACGCAGCCCGCAGATGCGAGCATGAGTGCAAGTCGTACGTATGCAATGTGTTCGAGGGTATTCATGGATTCGATGGTCATAAGGTTTAGGCGTAGATTGCTGTCTCAATACGAGTTACGATTGATGATGGATGGGATTTACTGATGATGCGTTGCGCTCCTCTGTAGGTGAGACGGTAGCGACGATTGAGCCAGATTTGGCGCTCCTCAAATGCCTGATATTGTGGGCAGTAGGTTGAGATGGTAACGATATTAGCGATCATAAGTTTGGGTTGGGTTGGTTAAGGTTAGGCTAGTGTTACGCAAGCACGCTCTAACACGGCGACTCTGTAGGCCATCAAGGCGTTTGTTGCGTGTAGAATACGCAAATAAGCCTCTGTGATCTTCAGACCAAGCGTGCCCGCCGTGCGGAGTGCAAGTAGCTCCGCTTGTGCTGATTGGAGCTCTGCGTTTAGGGAGTCGATTAGTGATGTGTTATTCATACGAGGGCAAAAATACGGCGCTTTGCACAAGTAAGCAACAAAAAAGTGACGATAGGCAAAGAAAAGTGCGTAGTGCGTGCGTGCCTGGTGAGTGCGTGCGTGCGAGTGAGTGCGGCTCGGTGAGTGCACGAGAGGCGTGACTGTGGGACGTGCTGCGGAGTGCGGGCGAGTGCGGGCGTGCGGTGGAGATAGTTCGTGTACGAAGTAAATGCGTTACGTCCCTTGGATTGTATACAATCACCGCGTGCGTGTATGTGAGCCGTCAGCCACCCCGCTCCGTGGCCCTCGTGGCCCGTCAATCGACGCTCTCCGACCAGCAAACGGACCATCCCGTCGCGCTCCGTTTGGACGGCCCTTGCAAGCGGCTGCGGCTGAGTACGTTGGCCATAACAGTTTACAACACATATCATATAGAGTGGGGATTTACTCTGTAGGAATGCATTTTGACGCGTGAAAACCAACGACAGGGGGG